ACAGTGTCGTTAGCATACGTATATTGTTTAGTATAACCCATCAGTTCTCCACAACAATCGCTTGTATATGATTGTGTTGTATATTTATTTGATTATTGGTTAAACCAACACATGCTTGAAGTTCAATAGCATCTATGACGTTGCCAGGTGCAAGTGTATACAAGCCACTAAAAGAAAAACTTCTATAATACATCTTAAATGTGGTTGACAATGTTTGATTTGTTAAACCTGCTTTTGGAGTAAAACTATATGTGCAGTTTGCCATGTCAACAGTTGTTGGAGTTCCAGATCCATTTAAAGACATTAACAATCGAAAAGCAAACGTGTTGTATTCAATTTGTGGATAAGTACCATTTCCATCACCACTTGCTGTCAAGACTGTTTCTGCTATTAAACCACTCGCATGTACTCTTACAACTACATTTCCATGTGTACTGTAGTTAGGTGTAACTTTACTCTTTGTTCCACCAACATTTTCAATAGTTGTAAACGTTGTACTGGTTGTAGGCCAATCTGTTGTACCATCATAATCAAACGTGTACAAACTTGTAATACTGTTACTACTGCTAAAGTGTTTACGTTGTGCCCACTCAGTATCAAGGTTTACATCTTGTATTGTATCAGCAGCAACACTATCATATACAGCATTAAGTTCTGATGCGCTTGGTGCTTGTCCACCAACAAAGTATTGATTACCAATCTTACCCATAGCTACCTCTTAGTGTTGCATGCCCAAATAGATGCACCATAGATTTCCATTCTAGAAAAAGGTGTATCAACTGATGTTGTTGGTGGAGTATTGTTGGTTTGCCACCTAAGCTCCAATCTAACAGGTTGACTACCAACAAACAGTTTATATGGGACAGAAAGATTAGAGAGTCTTGGATACACACGACCTGTTTCTGCGATTAAAACATCATTGCAAAACAAACCCCATCTACTCCACCAATCATCGCCAAACACTTCTGGATTGTTTTGAGTTATGTCTAATACATCAACACCATGTCGAAAGTTTATGTCAAAGCATCCATTTAAAGTACCACTTTCAGCTTCAAACTCTAATACTAAATCATTAAAAGCAACATCTATATCTTCTAGATTGTTCCATCCACTTGACCAGCTGTTGTTCTGAAGGTCAAAGTTGTAAAGTGGAAGGTGTACATTGATACTGCCTTCATACGTATTCCATCGTCGTACAAAGTGGTAGTCTTGTGTTTGCCCAACATGTTTGAATCCAAAGACATTAACAGTGCTTTGTGATGTTAGTGTTGCTGGTGCTAGTTTAAGTTTGTCTATTGTATCTACTGGAAAGTTCTGTCCATCCAATCTACCATTGTACTCACCAACAACTGTACGTGTGTTGTCGTTAATGTTTTCCGGCTTAACTTGGTCATGGTTCTTTTGACCTACCTGTGTAAATACTTTCATCGTGACACCCTAGTAGACTGGTTAAGTGCTGGCATAGCAACTGCATCAGACAACAGGTTAAACGATACCAAATGCCATTGTTGACCACTTGTAGTACGTATACCAAACTTGAACTGGTCACACAACTCTGAGTTTACGTCATATCGCAATGTGATCAACCTACCTTCTGCCAGTTTGCTTACATTCACCTTGAATGGCACTTTGGTTATGGTACGGTCTGTTGGTCCAAAAACTGAATCCTCATTCAGTGTATACACAGTTTCACTCTTTGCTTGCTTCTGTGTGCTGGTTGCGTTCTCTGTATACGAGTAGTCAATGCCATAGTAGAAGTCGAATGGGTTGTCACCATAGGACATTATCTGCATTTCTACACTGAAGTATCGTATCTTTACACTTTGGTCTTGATATGCGTACCATGCACTTTCCCAGTTGTGTCCTGGATGCGCTGTATTTGTCACTGTAAAGGTCGCATTGTCCCCAAACGAACTTACCGTAGCAGATTGACCCCAAAATGCGTTGGCACTCATAACTTGTAGTGGTCCAAACTTCTTTGTAGTGGCACTTCCAGCAATAGTCCAGTTAGGGTCAGTACCCAATAGGAAGTACCCATTGACCGTAGTTGCCATTGCACTCCAATACGAGTTCTCTGGTGTCGTTACGTCTGTTCTAAATGACCACATGGGTGTTTGTGGCTCTAAGTGTAAAACTACCCCTGTGTCGGGTGTGGTGGCATCTGCACTTGGCCAATGAATCCACACTTCCTTCTCTCTGAAACTGTATGCAGCAACTGACTTGTGTATCATTGGACGATTCAGTTGTTTTAACTGCTTGTCTATTGGCTTGCTTATTTTCTGTATCTGAATAGATGCTCCACCATTCAATCCACCTGTGAGCATCCAGATTCCTTGCTCGTTGAGAAATACCACACCCAACTGAGGAATAATGACAACAGCATTGGAAGCAGTAGTACCAAGTGAGTTTGTAATGGTACTGATGTTGTATGAACCGGCATCAAACGAAATAATGTTAATAGCATCTTCTCTAAACACAATAAGGTTGTTGTAAAATGCAACCAATTGGGTAATGTCACCACCTGTTTGATTGCCTAAGTCAAAGTAGTTTAATGCTCCAAACTGCTCAAAGATACCACCATCTGAGTACACAATACGTGCACCTTCTGCCAACCACAATCTATTGTCCCACACTTCTCCAAACCGAAAGTTGGTTGTAATAGGTGTACTGGCTGTAAAAGAAGGAGCTGTATCAACTAGAAACCTGTCGGGGAGTGCATCTATAAAGAATCGACTACTGTTTTCGTTAATCTGTGTAACAAAGTAATACAGTTCACCATTGTTGTTTATTTCTTTGGTCCTGTATATCCTACGAGCAACTACACCTTCTTGTCCTATGGGTAAGTCTAGGGCTACACCGTATCTTAGTTCTGGACTACCATTTGGTAAAGACCACGTTACACTTTGGACTGCACTTAATGGAGCTTCAGCACCTAAGTCTGTAATCATCGACATTTTGTAGTTGTATACATACGTAACTTGTTCAACATCACCATCAGTATTAGTTACAATGTCTCCCAATCCATACTGACTATTTTTACCAAAATATACAGCAGCACCACCACTAAGAACTTCACCATCTTGATAGCCTGTGTCTACATCTAGTGGATTACAACTTGGAGTCTGCAATACAAAACCAAAGTCGCGCCATACTCTATCACCACTAAACAACAGTGCTCTATCTCGACCATTGATAATTAATAGATTGTTTCCCAGGTTGATAAACTGAGAACCAATATCACCCAACTTGGGAACGTGACGATTACTATCGACCACAACAATGTCGTTTTCATAGAACGACCCAGTATACGTTGCGCCTTGTCCTTTATTTCCCAATACATAATATAAACTTCCATTCTGCTCTACAAAAGTGTAGATGTCAGTTGTACCTTGTCGCTTCCATTGGTACACAGCATCTACTTTCTTTTCTAGATACTTCAATGCAACTTCAGCAGTTACAGTCCATGAGGAAGGCAACTTCCACCATGACTCAAACCCTACGTTAGCCAACCACCCATCTTCTGCCACATATCGACAGTTGTTAATGATGTTGGCATCGCCAAGTTTGGGCATCAATACTTGATTGACACCACCACATGGAACAAAGCGTTTAAACCGTTGTGGTTTCATGAAAGTCTCCGAAGTGATGAACCATCATATGTTGGACGACCATGTGCTACTTGGAAGCGACCACGAACTACCCGCGCATCAATCTTATCAACGTATCGTCTTGCCAAGTTGTTGATTTCTTTCATGTATTTCTTTTCATATGTTGCTGCCAATCCTTGTTGACCCAACTTTAAATAAATGTCCTCAAGTGCTTTGTACACAATCAACTGATGAAACTCATAAGGCATCTGTGGTACATCGGTAGCCAACAATATATCTCTTGGCTTTACCATGTAACGCATGACACCTTCACGTACATAGTCATGGTACACATCTACATTCTCACCATCCAACACTTGTTCTACTTCAAAGTCATATCCAATCGGACGTGGATATGGTCGGATTTGTTGATGGTTTCCATCTATCTCTACGTATCGTGGAGAACCATTGTCTAGTTGATTCAGATGTGTAATGTTTTGAAACTCTTGTGTATCCTGGGCAACTACTGGTTCAAGGTAAGTAGACGTGTTTCTGTCTGCTCCACCATTGACTACATAGAGCCAACAAGGAAGCCCTTTGCGCTCACCTGTGGTTTGGTTGTAGTTCTTGTTCCACACAATCACTTTACGATAGCCTTCCCACTGAGAAGCTACTTTGTCTTTGGTATTGTAAGTATCTGCAACAATGTCTAAGTCATCCCAGCCCTTGAAGTTGATTCGGACAATACGATTGCTTTCTACAATTTCTATTTCTTGAGATTCGGACAATGCACCAACCTTACCATCTTTTAAGAAAGCCCATGCAAACTCATAGAACTTCCCAGATTGAAACTGTCCACTATCACTTGGCAATGTAATAGATGTTTGTTCAGCTGGTGGTATGTTCTGTACTGGACTTGTAATGTATGCTTCAGCGTATGACTGTGTGTAATCTACACGCAAGTTTAAATCTTCTTCACGTCTAGGTAAGATTGCTGTTGACTTACCATACGGATTCTGTGACCCACTGACACTTACATATGGGTAATCTCGATGACCTAAGTACAACAGTTCAAGACAGTTTTCGGGTAGGTCATACCATCGTTTCTTAATCTTCCAGTTGCTATTTGTAGCACTCGTAGTACCTTCAAATGCCCGGTCTAGAAACAGTTCGTTTTCATCTAGGACTTTTGAGATTGTATATTCCATTGTATCAATCTCTATGGGTTGTCCTTCCCATATACCTTTGTTGTGCAGTCTATCCATCTTGGCACTGAACAACACTCTACGTTGACCCTTAGTTACACTGGCAGTTACTTGTTTAAGTATTGCAGTAACATTCTCTGTGTCTGTTGTAGACAACATATCTGTATGGAACTGGATAGTATCTAACTTAGTTGCAAAACTCCATCGTTTCAACGTCCACAAACTGTAGTACGCATCATTGATAAGTTCATCCAACTGGTCATCAAACTGCGACAACTCTGGGCTGTAGTCAGTGATGTTCTTAATCTTTTGTCGAAGTGCTTTTAAATTAGCCATAGGTCACCATACGAAAAAAGGGATGGGCGAAACACCCACCCCTTCGGCTTGATAAGAAACAAGGATTACATTTGCTTGATTACAAACACAGATGCAACATTTGCAGTATCGTCTTCTAGAGCATATGCCAAAACAGGAACAGTGTCTGAGTTAACATAAGTATCTGCTTGTCCAGCGACAGCAGAAATGCTCAAACGGTCACCTTTAGCAACAGCACCAGCAACGTTTGCACTTACATGGATTCCAGCGATTGTTACATCAACAGTTTCTCCAGCAGCAGCAGCACTACTAAGAGCAAAACCCAAGGCAGCAATACTGTCTACAGATCCACTATCAGCTTTAACTACGGTTATACCGATTGTTCCATCACCAGTTGCAGAGAAGTCCAAAGCAACTAAGTCATTAGCAGCGATAACTCCACCAGCGATAAACGTTTCGATCTGACGACGATTCATAGCCTCTGGGCCAATAGAAGTAGTCGAACCATCACGTTGATCAGCAAAGTACTGAGATGTTTCCAAGTATTGTACTATATTTTGAGTAGCCATGATATACCTCCTTAGTAAGTATCGCCATCGAACAAGATTCCACATGAACCAAGATGGTCAGCAATCAATTGCATTTTAACATACAATTGAGCAGCCCGTGCAGTAGTTCCCGAAATGTGCTCGAAAGGTGAAACAGCGAAGTCAGCATCTTTGTGCATGCACAACTTAACACCGTCAAAGTTAAGGAAGTAACCAGACAATGGAGCAGCACCAGTTGATGCGTTGTATGTAAATCCAAGCTCAAGGTCTTGCTCAACAACAGCACCACCAAAGGCAAGTTGCATACGTCCACCATCAAGAGTTTTCTCGTTGATGAATCGTTCTTGTGCAAACAAAGCACGACGATAGTTTGCCATTGCTGCTTCAGACAACAATACACAGTTGACTTCACCCATGTGAGTAACAGTGTTTGCTTGAATAGCAATCTGTTGCATCCCACGAATACCATCAGTACCAAAAAGACCATTAACATCAAATACTTGGTTAGTCCAACCATTGACATTGTATGTAGCCTTAGAAACTCCACCAACAACATTGTTCTGTGTTGTTTTAGTTTCTGCTTCTAAGAATCCGTTTGCATTGGCATCACCGTTTAAGGTGTTGACAGTGGTCAAGATTGTAGAGTTACCACGAAGGATTTGCTTGTTCAACTCACGTCGAAGCATACCCATTACAGAACGCATACGAGCTTCAACAATCTTTACGATTGCTTTCTCGCCTTTGTTCTCAAGTTCTTCTTTCTTGGTGATAACGATAGGAGCAGTAAAGTCAGCCCACTCATAAATAGCAGGTTGCAATACGTCTTTAACTGCAAGGTTTACAGCTTCGTATCCAGTTGGAAGATTTGTGATTTGTGAATGTTCAGCGATAGAGAGGGGACGTTGGATTTTAATACCACCATCTTCATACTCAATACCGTTAAATCGTTTTGCGTTATCTAAGAACGCAACTTTCTGAAAGAGTTCGTCAACTTCACCATCTCGGATGGAATACAAGGTTGACGACAACAGATCATTACTAATAGCCATTGTTTTACCTATGTGTTTAAGTTTGTGTTTTGCCTAAACCGTATTCCTGTGGAATGGTTGTTGTCCGAGTGCTCAAAAGAGTTCCTTCAACATAGGCATTGTAAATTGTAATTGTTGTACTGTCAACCCTATGCCAACAGCCCTTGTTTGAATTGTTGTAATAATGCGTACAGGATGTTGCCAGGACATTCGGTTGCACCAAAGTCTTTGTGACCATAGATGTTACGTCTGTCCAGATTGTAATCTTCCATTAACATCTTCAGTTTACCCCACAAGGATTCTATTTGTGGTGCTGTTGGTGGTTCATTATTTGTATTTCCTACAACACAAACACCAATACTACCTTTGTTTTGCCCTTTGCAATGTGCCCCAGTTCTGTTGATATGACGACCGGCTTCTACACTACCATCTGCAAGTATTATAAAATGATACCCGATGTCAGACCAACCATTACCATTGACATGCCAATCACGAATCTGATCAACCGTTGTGCTTTGTGGCGAAGCACTGTGATGGATTATAATTTTGTTTACGTTGCGTCTACCTTTCGCCATTGCCTTACCTATTTCTTGGAGTTCATATTTTTGTGATATTGGAAGGCTTCCCACGCATCACGAAACTGAGGTGTACCTTTTGGAGAAACAGACTTGCCACTACTTGTTTTGCGTAAGGTTTCACGTCTAGTTGACTTCTGTTTGGCAACTTGCTCACGTTCTACCTTTAACTTTTGGGCATCCACTTTTGACTTTACAATGTAGAAAGCATCTTCAAGTTTAAGCTCTGGACGTTCTTGCAACATCTGTGCTACTGGAAGTCGGTATTGGTCATCCATAAGGTCTGGATTTTCTGTCTTAAACTGTTCCAGCTGCATACGACGTTGCTTGATTTGCATTTCTTCTTGTGCTGGCTTCATCATTTCTTGAAGCATTTGTGCTGCTTGTCGTTTAATCTCTTTCTGCATACCTTCTGGAGTATACAAGTCGTATTCTTCATCAGTTGCTAGTTCTTCTTCAGCACGTTTGAGGAAGGGATTGTTGACTGCATGGTCTTGTTGTCGCATGAGTTCTGATTTTTCAAACTCAAGTGCTTTTCGCATTTCCGACAACTCTTGCGTTTTACGAGTATAACTACTCCGTATGTTGGCAACATGCTTTCTTACATCCTCTGGAATGTGTTGCATCCACTCATGCAATGGTTTCATGCCTTTGTGGTTGGCATCCTCAGTAAACTCATCGTAATCTTCTTCATTGAGTCCCAACAGTTCTTCAATGGTCATCAATTCTTCTTCACCAACATCAACACTATCATCTGTGTCAGCTTCAGCAGTTTCTACTTCTTCTGCTTCTACTTCATTGGTTTCTACATTTTCTTCTACAGTCTCAACAGTCTCCGTACCGGAGGTAGTGTTATTCATTTTCATTTCCTTTTTCTTGTGGTTGGTTTACGTTTCTTTGCAGTCTTTGCAGATTTCTTAAAGTCAGCAGCAGATGGTGCGCCCTTGCTACCTTTCTTTCTCATCTTTTCTTTGCTTCCAGCCTTTATGCGTTTACGCTTGGCATGGATGTTTGCGTATAGTCCTTTCTTTGCTGGCATTACATTCTATCCATAAATAAAGCATCCATATCACCTTCAGCCATCCCTTCTGACATGTCATCTGCCATAGCCATTTCTTCACCTTCTTCAGATTCATCGCTTGGCATAGACTTGAGGTATCTCTTAAATCCTTTGTCTGTAGCTAACTTGTTGACCTTACCAGCAAGTACTTGTACATTGGCATCCCCAGTAATCCCATCGAAGTCAATACTGTACTCGTCATCGACAAGACCTTCTTCGATAGCATCCTCAGCAGCACCTTGAAACATTGCCAAGACACGTACAAACTCAGTTGGGAATTCTGTAATGTCACCATCAAAGGATGGATAGTCTGGAGTTTGATCAAACAATGGCAACAAACGATTGGTGGCTTTGACCAAGTTGTTCAATGCTTTTGCTGTGAATCGACCTTTGGGAGCCATTTCCTCAAAGTCCATTTCCTCATCGCTTTCTGCACGATCAATCTCTACGTCAATTTCCATAGATGGTTGTCCCATGTTCATATCTTCTTCTCTCATTTGTTCCCCCAGGTTTTGTCTAGTTTGCCACTAACTGCATCTTTTGCTGGAAAAGCAGCAACAACGGCTTCCTCTTTTGTTTTACCACTTTTTATGGCACTTGTATATGTTTCTATAGATTTATCTTGTACCAGTACACGTTCTTTCTGTGTTTCTACTGCACTTTCCCATCGGTCTTTAGGCAAGTCTGCTTCACAAACAAACCCTCTAGACTCCATAATCTTTTTCTCAGTGTGCTTATTGGACACATGTTTACCCAATGCCTTCGAGAAGTATCCACCAGCACCATGCTTGCCTGTACCTTCCCAGCTACTGTGTGGCTTTGGGGCACTCATAACACGATACATATCACCACCACAACCTTGTTCATATGTATCAGCACCACATACTTTGGGTAAGCTGTCGTTTTCATAGTCGGCAAAAGTAACAATCTCCTCATGAACCTTTGTGCAAACGTGGCATCGAAATGTATATAGGGGCATTTTTATCTCTGTTTGTTAAGCATTTGTGCGAGTTGGGCAGATGGTAGTTCACCTTGTGCTCCTATGTCGCCTGGTGTGGTCTGCATATCATCTTGTGGTGCTCCACCCATACCTTGTGGTGGTGCTGGTGGTGCAGCAACTTCTTCTAAAAAGGATTCGGGTAAGTCATAAATACGAATCAGTTCTTCCTTAATCTTCTCTGGTGGTACACCAAGTTGTGTAAGTACTGGCAACAGCTGTACCAGATTGGTTCGTTTTAAGGCTTCTGACAATGGAGTACTACTTTGGTCCAATGCCACAATCTTAAACTTGGCATCCAAGTCATCTACTGTAATCACTTTGGGCAATCCTTCTACTTCAATCACAGCCTGTTCTTTATCTTCAGCAAGTAAAGACACAATACGCAAGTAGGTAACTGCAATCACTTCAATAGCATTGTCTCTTTCACGTGCCAACTTACCAATCTCAGATGCTGAATACTGGGCTAGGGCTGTAACTTCTGTTGCAGTTGCTTTGGTTGCTTCCCCTCTAGAGAATGGGGCTAGAATACTACCACGATTGATGTCTTGTTCAATGTAATCTAAGTATCTGTCAAAGTTGCCACTCAATGGCTCAACACCCACTGCACGTATAATCCCATCCAGCACAGGCTCATCCACCGGTATCATTGCACCATCTACACCAGCAGTAATCTTGGCCAATGCTTCTTCATCCAATGACCCCTCTTTGTACAAGTACTGTCTAGAATCTCGTCGTACAGCATTGGCCCAGTACGTTCTGAGAATGTTCTTTTCATAGAACTGGTCGTATACCCTACACACAGCACTCATGCCACACATAGGCTTCTCTGGCTTACGTGCATAAAACAATGGGCAGATAGGACTCATTGGTCTGTCGTCATAACTTCGAATCGGTATATCGCTTTTCTCTAACAACTCTCCACCATCACGATAGTTTGGACTCCAAAAATACAACTTGTCATACGCAAGGTCATAAAACTCTACTACCTGGATGTACAAGTAATCATCCGGCAAGTCCTCAGATACACCTGTGTACTTCTCTTGTGGTGTAAAGTAATCCACCTTGGGTATAGACGTAAACTTCTTAGCCCCAAACTTCTGTCTTACTTCTGGCATCGACAAGTAATACGTATGTGCTATATACCGTTGTTCTTCCCAACTACTCGAATCCATGTCTACAATAATCTCCCAACAAGGAATAGCACGAATAGATACTTTCTCAAGCATATCCGTACTATCGGTTGGGGAAAGTTTGAGGAAACTTGAAGGATAAATCAATGCGAGTCTACTGGCTATCTCTAGTTGCTCTCGCTTGTCAAAAAGAAAACGGTTTACAACAGCTTGTGCCATCTTGGCATTTCCATCTATTATGGACGCATCTTTTGCAATAACCACAGCAGGATTACGACTAAATAAAGAAGCAATAAAACCCTCAACATAACTAAAGCAGTCACTGGTTTCTACCCTTATCATCGTGTCATCCATATACTCAGACTGCCAGAAACGATTCTCATACACATCTCTGTATCTCTTCATCTCTGCACGTTGACCATCCCAGAAATGATTGTGTTCGTCTAGTACTGTCTTGATCAATGCAACGCACTCTTTATTCGTTCTCATATTTAATCCGCAAAGTTACAAAGTCCCCACTTTTCACAAGTGGGTGGGTTTACATCAAACAATGAATATTGTTTACCACCATGTGATGTTTTAGACCAGTCTATCATAGCACGTATGCCTTTGGTATGTTCATTTGGTGCTTTAAACAAAGTTGCGCCTATGTCTTGTTCCATGATTTCTATGATTTTAACTCGTTCTTCTTTTAAATAACGCAGTTCTTTTTTGTTACTGAATACACATGGATAACAACCAACTCTAGTAAAACCGTTTAAATATAGTTTGTTTGGCAATACATTAAAACGATGATGTATGTCTATAACATCTTGCTCTGTCCATTCAAGCAATGGTCGATGTGTCCAACAATCAAACTGGTCATTGTACTCCCATTCTTCCATTTTAAACCTTCGTGAACTTTCTTCTTTGCGAATCCCAACCAAGTTTACAGCATCTGCATCTAGACTGTTAAAAAAATCTTTAAAGGGTTTGATTTTAAGCAACCTGGTACACCACTTCTGAAACCCATTAGGCAAACATTTTTGTTTGTAAACTTGTCTAACCATTGCGCTTTCAAAACCAAGTAGCATTTCAATTTTTTCAATAGATGATTTAAATTCTTCAACGATTGGAGATTCAAGTTTAATGCGTTCAATCGGACCTATTGTTTTTTCAAGATAGTTTAAGTATTCATACGTTCCCGAATCTTCCCAACCAGTGTCTGAAAAGACACGACGAAAGTCAGATGTGTTGTAACCTTGTTCTAATAAGTTCAAACACATAGCAGTACTGTCTTTACCACCACTTACACTTACTATGATTTCACAATCTTTATAACTTTTCATTATTTTTACCAGCAACAACACTATTATACACTACCATAGTTCCATCTGCTTCCATTACCTCTATGTACCTATACATGCTTCGATAAATGTCTACAAATCTTTTGGGTACACAGATTTTAAAGTACTTGTCCTTGACTTTGTATTTTAAATCAACCAACTCTACTGCACCATGACAATCACATGGGTCACATCCACACGCACCACACACTGATAAATCTTTACTCATCAATACCTCCTATG